TCGTAGCACGACGGGCAGAAAATTAGCAAATTAATAAATTAGTAGATTAATAAATTAGAAAAAAAATGGGAACATTTAGTAGTAAACAGTATGCGTGGAGCGATATTTCGATTGCCTTTGGAGGACGTATTATTGCCGGGGTGACAGAAGTAGAATACACTGAGAAAAAAGAGAAATCGGCGCTTTACGGACGTGGGAGTAAACCTTTGAGCATTGTAAGAGGTAATCACAGTTTTGAGGGGAAGTTGAGCATTTGGCAAAGTGAATTGGAAGCAATGACGCGTGATGCCAAAAACAACGACATTCTGAACCTTAACTTCGACTTGGTTGTTGCTTACGTGCCCTCAGAAGGAGGACAAATAGTGACCGATATTCTCAAGAATGTGGAATTTACCGAAGTGAAAAAGGCAATGAAGCAGGGGGATAAAAATATGGTTGTAGAGCTTCCTATTATCTTCACTGATGTAAAACGCCAATCGTAGCAGTGAACCATAGTCGTAGCACGACAGGTGGGTGCGAGCCACATAGGCGGGGAAATTAGAAATTAGCAAATTGATAAAAAATGGACGTAACAAAAGAACAAATCAAACAATGGAAAGCGAAGTACAAAGAAGTATTTGTATTGCGAGTAGATGACAAAGTAGCATACTTGAGAACGCCTGACCGCGCTACCCTGAGTTATGCTTCGACATTGGCAACAAAAGACCCGATGAAGTTTAATGAGGCTATCCTTACCAACTGTTGGTTGGGAGGAGATGAAGAGATTAAGACTGATGATGCACTTTTCCTTTCGGCAAGTAGTAAGCTTGGCGAATTGATACAGATTAAAGAAGCTACCTTGGAAAAGCTTTAAGCAGTGCGGAAATTGACGAGCCTCGGGATTGGTTGCGTATTACCAATGCCTCACTGCGTTACTATATGCACATTGCCAATCCCGATGCCCTCAATGATACTGAGTGGGCTATGCGAGTGAAAGAACTGGAATGGATTCGCCAAAAGGAGAGTGAATCGTATGGAGAATAAAAAAGTAAAGAAAAAAGTTTATAAATGGCAGAAAATCCAAAAAACACGATATCTTCTTTCTTTGATCAGACTAAAAGGTTAAAGGAGGTGGTTAATAACATTATAGACCCTATCTCGTCTTTACAGAAAATATTTAAGCAAGGTTTTACGGCAGACACCCAAAAGATGAGTCTGGCTACTTTTGTGCAAGGTAATATGCAAAAGGCACAAGAAATACATCAGAATCTCACACAATACAGTGGGCAAACGGCTTATGAAGTACCATTGCTTGTGAAGGCTCAAGAGAGTTTGATGGGAGCAGGGTTGGTTCCTGAAGGAGCATTAGGAATGCTCAAACAAATAGGAGATATTGCCTTGGGGGATAGCAAAAAGATAGAAACCTTAGCTACTGCCTTTGCCAAAGTGACCACACAAGGGAAATTGCAAGAAGCTACACTCACACAGATGCAACAGGCAGGATTTAATCCTTTGCAAGTGATAAGTGAGCGGACGGGCGAGACTATGACCTCTCTGCAAGAGCGAATGGACAAAGGAGGAATTTCGGCAAGAGAGTTGGCTGAGGCTTTCCGATGGGCAACTGATGCACAAGGAGATTTTTATCAAGGAGCTGAGAATGTGAATAGCACTCTACAAGGCAGGTTTACAGTTTTAATGGCTTCGATAGAATCTATAGCTGTAAAAGTATATGAGGTTATAAGTCCGTTGCTGATTCCGTTGGTAGCACTTTCTACGATGGTATTTGGAGCTTTGAATGACGGATTGAGTTGGTTTATTCAAAAACTTCAAGAGGGGAACCCCATAATCCTTGGTATTGCAGGAGTGTTAGGAGTATTTATTACAGCTATCACATTGCATAACACTTATATGGCTATTGCTGCGGCGTGGCAGAACCGACTATCTTGGGCAGTAATTAAAACGAACTTAGCTTTTTTAGCTAATCCTGTTGTATTGATTATAGCAGGCATCGTGGCTCTTATTGCTATCATTACTTATTGTATTGTAGGTGTGAGCGGTTGGGGCAAAGCGTGGGATAACACTGTGCAAGGAATGAAATACTTGTGGGAAGCCTTTATTCTCACCTACAAAGCTCATTGGAATACGGCAGTCAATGCTTTTATGGCAGGTGTAGACCTTTGTAAGTTGGCTTGGTATAAGTTTAAAGAGGCTGTAGGTTTGGGAGATAGTAAAGAGAACCAAGCGATGATAAGCCAAATACAAAACGACTTGCAAGAACGTGCTAAATCGGTAGCAGAAGGCTATAAGAAAGCAGGTGAGGCAGGAGCTAAAGCAAAAGAATATTTTGGTAAAGCGTGGAACTCTTTGGAGTTTAAGAGCCTTTCGAGTGTGAAAGACGGGCTAATGGGCAAGTTAGGCATAGGGCAAACGGGACAAAAAACAAGTCCGTTAGCAACTCCTATTGCCAGTACACCTTTTTCAGAGATGGGTAATAAAACCAAAGATAATATTGTAACGGGAGGTACCCGTCAAACGCATATCAATATACAGATAGGCAACTTGGGCACGGATACCAAAGTGTACGTATCATCGGTACGGGAAGGAGTGGAAAACTTTGGGGCGCAACTGAAAGAAGAGCTTTTGAGAATTGTGAACAGTGTAAACCAAATGCAAACAGTGTAATTTATGGAATTTGATATAAAAGAACTCACCGCACGGGCTTTTTTGGACTATGTAGGTCCAGCATTTCCGCAGTGGTGGGCAAACAATAAGACGAAATTTGTACTGCCGAGTTTGTCTAATATTAGTGAGGCACGCAGTAATGGCAGTCAGTATTTTATGACGTTAAAAGTGGCTGATAAATCGGGGGAGCAGACGGTTTTCCCCAATGAGCCTTTGGTGAGTTTTTCGCTTACTAAAACCATTGTAGAAACGGCAACGGTAGGCAAACAACGCAAAGGTAAGGTCAAGGAATATATCACTACTGAAGATTGGCAAATTACCATAAGAGGACTGTGTGTAGACCCCAAAAATCCCGATCAATATCCTACGGCACAAGTACAAAGTCTTAACAAATTGTTTGAAAAGAATGAGAGTTTGGAGGTGATAGGCAATAAGCTCTTTACTCTTTTTGACATTGGTAACATCGTGCTCAAAGATATTAGCTTTGAGGAAATGGAAGGCAAAGAAGGTATACAGAAGTACACCATTAAAGCTGTATCGGATATGGACTTTTATGCGGAATTAGACGAGAAACGAACCCAACTTAACAAGATATACTAATGTTTGTATTACAAGCGATTATAAAAATAGGTGATTACACTTTTAGAGCACTACACAACGTTAAAATCACCAAATCGGTAGACGAATTGGCGGGCACCTGTACGATTGAACTGCCAACCCATTTTAAAGTAGCCAAAGGGGGTGAAAGCCTTTATACTGAAAAGGCTATCAAGGTGGGTGACAAAGTGAGTGTTACCCTTGCTTATGAGGGTGTGTATAGCGGAGTGGAGTTTGAAGGCTATGTAAAGAAGGTTAAACCGAGCATTCCTGTAAGCATAGAGTGTGAAGACGCTATGTACTTACTTAGACGTAAAAATATCAGCAAGTCGTGGCAAAAAACAACACTTAGAGAAGTATTGCAGGAAGTTGTGAAGGACACGCCTATTGTGCTGGCGGACAATATTCCAGAAATACAGTTAGACCAGTGGATTATTCGCAATGCGAACGGTACGCAGGTATTGGAGAAGCTGAAAGAAGAGTTTAGGCTAAGCGTGTTTATCAATGATGAAGGCAAGCTGTACGCAGGACTTTCGGAGCTTACCAATATAGGACAAACAGCACGCTATGACCTCAATTACAATATTGTTGCCAATGATTTGGAGTATAGGACTAAGGAGGAACGTAAACTGAAAGTACGTTACACTTATATCGACAAAAATAACAAAAAGAAAACAGTGGAAGAGGGCGACCCCGATGGTGAGCTAAGAACCTTTCATACTTCGGTAGTGAGTGAGGAACCTAAGCTACGAGAAATGGCAAGAGCGGAGATGGAAAGGCTGAAATACGATGGCTTTGACGGCTCTATAACAAGTTTCTTGGTCCCTTTTGCGACGAGGGGTATGCAAGCTCATATGATAGATGATGAATTGAAAGAGATAGACGAACATTACTTTATTAAGAAAGTAGAAATTACCTTCGGACGTAATGGCGCACGTCGACAAGTAAACATAGGAGCAAAATTATGAGTATAGACAGAGAATTAGCAGAAGGGCTTAGGCAGATAGGAAGACGCAAAACACCTACCATAGCCGTAGAAGTGGTATCGGTAGACAAAGAAAAGGGCACGTGTGAGGTGAAGGACGACGAGCTACAATATACCGTGCGCTTAGCTTCGGTGATTAACGATAATGCTGAGCGGTTTTATCTCTTCCCCAAGGAGGGGAGCAGTGTGTTGATAGCTTCGATAGGGGAAGACGAGAACCGCTACTATGTGGTGGCTTATAGTGAGATAGAGAGTGTGAGCTTACGTATAGAAGAAACACAGCTTACAATAGACAAAGCAGGCTTGCACTTGCAACGCGGAGAAGTGGATTTAAAAAGTCTTTTAAACGAGCTTCTAACGGAACTTAAAAACGCGGTGATACAAACACCTTCGGGTGTAGGAAATTTTTCTCCGAACAACGTGATGAAGTTTGAGGAGATTAATAATAAGATAAACGAATTATTACAGTAATCAGTAGTTAGTAGTCAGTCGCAAGCACTTGCGACTGACTACTAAAAACTAAGCACTAAACTTATGGCATTAGATAAACAAGCACTAAAAGCAGGAATTATAAACCTGCAACAAGAAATGCTTACTAAAACAGAAGCAGGAATAGAAGAATATGCCGAACGACTTGCCTCTCTCATTGAAGCTTATGTAAAGAGTGGAGAGGTAATAGTACAAACGGGCATACCCGTATTGGCAGGCACTTATACAGGAGTTACTACTGGTATGGGAAAAGGAACGATTAATTAGTAGATTAGTAAATTATCATAATAACACAATGGGAATAATTATAGAAGGACTTAAAGAGCATTTTGTATCGTTTATAGGAATGGTACTATCGGGAGTAGTGGGTTGGTTCTTTGGTAGACCCAAGCAACGTATGGAACTACAGACCAGCGAACTTGAGAATGTGGATAAAGCCGTGAAAATCTATCGAGAAATGATAGAAGATTTAGGGGCAAAATACGCAAGCGCTATTGAGGAGCTCAAAAAAGCAAATCAGCGTATTAAAGATTTAGAAAACTCTGTTGAAGGGCTATTAACTGAATTAAAGAAATACAAGCAACTAAATGGAAAATCAAAAGAATAATGCAAGTAGTAGTTTTACATAATCAGAGTCTTTTAGACCTTGCTTTACAGCACACAGGGACTATTGAAAGCATCTTTGAATTGGCAATGCTCAACAATTTGAGTATTACCGATGATGTGGTAGCAGGAAAAGTATTAACAATACCTACAGAATCATTCACTAATAATGATATTTTGACCTACTACATCGCAAAGAAGATACAGCCTGCAACTGCTTTTACGCAAGAGGACAAAATAATAAGCGAACGCCAGGAAGGTATTAGCATATGGGCGATAAACTTAGATTTTGTCGTGAGCCACGACGGACAGTAATTATTCACTTTTCACTATTTACGGAATTATGGCACGTACAATACAAGAAATACAACAGATTATCTATAATGCGAAAGAGCGAGAAGACGCTCTAAACGGACTTAACTCAAACTCAAGAGTAGCTATATGGCGACTGTGGGTTTATATTATCTCGGTAGCTATTTGGAGCTTAGAAAAGTTATTCGACTTACATAGGACAGATATTGATAAACGCCTTACTGAATTAAAACCTCATACTGCACGGTGGTATAGAAGTAAAGCACTTGCCTTTCAGTATGGTTTTGACCTCTTACCCGACAGCGATAAGTTTAACAACAAAGATAAGACAAAGGAGCAGGTAGAGGCGAGTAAGATTATAAAATACTCGGCAGTGGTGGAGAGTAATGACGGTAGGTTGATAGTAAAGATAGCCACTGAAAACGGGGGACGATTACAGCCTATTACAGCAGATGAACAAAATGCCTTTAGCGGTTATTTATCAGAAATTAAAGATGCTGGAGTACGCACTACGGTTATTAATTATCTGCCTGATAAGCTTGTTCTGAACCTTGATGTGTATTACGACCCGTTAGTATTGGATAGTAATGGAAGCGATGTGCTTTACGGCAAACGCCCTATACAAGAAGCCATAGAGGGGTATCTTAAAAACTTACCTTTTAGCGGTGAACTTATTGTAGCGCACCTTGTAGACGCTTTGCAACAAGCCAATGGGGTGAAAATACCTCACTTAAAAGAACTCAAAACCGCGTGGATAGACCCCGAGACCAAAGGCTATGGAGCATTACAAAACATAGGAGTTACCCAAATACCGCAAAGTGGTTACTTTGAGGTAGACTGGAATGCTTCACAAATAAAATACATCACAAAATGATATTTAATTTCAAAATAGAAAAATTGGTCATTCTACTTATACCTTCTTTTTTGCGAAAGACAAGAATGGTAGGATGGATAAGAACGCTTAGTGCTCCTATCAGTCAGTTGTATTATGACTTTATTCAGAAGAGATATTTGGATATTAAGAAACTTGGACTGAATGGACAAGTGTGTTACTTACGCAAAGCACTAAATGATGCATTCGATATTGAGCAACGGCGCATACGCATATGGGACGGCAATCAGTACAAAGGACAGTATCTTTATACTGAAGGAGAACAAAAACCGAAGTTTTTAGGGACTATGTATTTACATCGTGAGGTAGATTACAGCGATACAGGAGTAGACTTTATCGTAAAAATACCTTTGGAGATATGGGAGGCGAAGAAGATTCCTACAAGTGAAATAGGTAAGTACCGTTTCTTTGAGATAGAAGCCCTAATAGACTTTTACAAATTAGCGAGTAAACGATATATTATAGAAGTATAGAAATTATGAACAGTATTAATGTAAACCAAACGGGAGGTTTCCCACTAACTACCGATGTATTAAGTTATATGCAGAATGCTTATAAGATATTCAATGCAATGAGTGGTATTTCAGGAGATTTAATTATTCTTTCGGGGTGTGAAGTAGTAGGGAACACGGTGTCAGACGGAGTAGTAGCCATTGAAGGAGAAATATACCCTTTTCAGGGTACGACACTTGGCTCTCACGTATTCATTAAGGAAGTGAACACATCTAAAATTTTTGAAGACGGCTCACAGAAAACAGTGCTTGTGGAGAAAGTAGCTACTTTTGGCAGTAGTACAAAGAGTTATCCGTGGGAGAGCTTCAGGCGAGTGTTAAGTAACAGACAAATAGAAGAGAAATCTTTTACAGAAGAAACATCTTTGCTGAAACGCTTGGAGAAATTGGAGGAACGTGTAAAGAAAACGGTGCCCTTGGGGTTGGTAGCAATATGGGGAAAACCAGCTAATATTCCTTTACCAGAAGGTTGGCGAGAGTATGAACCTTTACAAGGACGTATGGCTGTCGGACAAGATATTGCTGATAATGATTTAGGAGTGATAGGCAGGACAGGAGGAGAAAAAATGCATAGACTTACCATTGCGGAAATGCCAATCCATAACCATGGAGTTTTTTTCAAAGTGGCAAATCTGAAATATGGGGGAACAGAGCTGGGTGAAAGAGCCCTTTCACTATATGGGGATAATGAAGATATTTCCTATCGTCCAATTACAGGCGCAGGAGGAGATCAACCTCACAATAATATGCCTCCTTACCGAGTGATTCGTTTTATAGAATTTGTAGGATTTTAATTTTTAAACTAAACGATATGACAGCAATAGAAACATTAAAGCAATGGTTTTCTAACCTTAAAAAACCAACGCAAGAGCAGTTTTGGGCTTGGCTAGATAGTTTTTGGCATAAGAGCGAGAAAATACCAATGGCAAGTGTAGAAGGCTTAGACAAACTCGTAGAAGGTACAGCTTCAG